GAACATCAACCTGGATGCCTCCCTGAAGGCTATCCTGGACCCCCCTGCCGACGTGCAGGTGACTTTCCTGAACATCCAGAAGTACATCAACAAGCACTACATCAAGGCGGACAAGCCCGTGAAGGAGAAGGCGACCCCGGCCGCGGCGGCTGGCACGACTGCCGAGGCACCGAAGCCCGCAGCGGCGAAGCGCCCCACCGTGAAGAAGGCCTAAGTCATCATTTGTTGTTGTTATGAATAATATTGGATAGATTTCCGTTAAATCGCAGATTATGTTGACCCTTTTGTTTCATACCCTGAAGTCTTTTCAGTGAAATTCGCATTGTTCTCATGACCGCCTTGAGTTTGGCGGGGGTTGGTGTCCAGGCAGATCTATAAAACAAGTGATTCGCTTTTGGGGTGTTTGGTTCCTTTGGGTGACCAGGCTCGTTATGTTTCTCGAACCCAAGATGTTTCCGGACGATGTGTGTCGAAATTGGAAAGTTTTTCGACTCGTTGGTCTGATATTCTTTATTTATACCAGCGTGAACCACTTTATGGTAACCAGTCATGTACAATATCCATAGTGCATATGCACGAAGCGCAGTGCCTATCCGGAGGCCTCTGTGATTCGGGTGACTGTACCCTTTTGCCAATCTGGCTACACCGGTTTTTGAATTGTGACCGACTATGATGTACGAACCTTTACCATTTCCAACGTATCCCAGCATAAACTCACCGTTTCTGAGCTTTTTCGCGTGAATCCCAACAGGTGACAGTTTTGAATTGTACGCACGTATAGCCGTGTTCAGATTCATACGATGGATCGAGAAATAAAATCATGGTATGTATCAAATGAAGGTGCTTGTGCTCATCATACTCGTCGTCCTGTTTTTGTTCTTTTTCATGAAGAAACCAGCCCTGAGCCCCGATGTGTCTAACGTTGGTCCAGGGTACATTCCGGCGTTCCAGGGGCACCCAGAGATTGGTGTCAGGACTTGAGGAAGTTCCGCTGGGACACGGGACGATTCGCCCCGGGGACTTAAAAACAAAAAACGCGCATACTATAAAATGGAAACCGTTGAAGCGCCAGAGCTCGTCGATGCCCCAAACATCGACCGCGTGGCGCTTGAACGCCTCGTAGGAACGAAAATTAATGATATCAAACTGTACCGCAGGTCTTTCACGCATAAATCAGCCCTCAAAAAGTACAAGGGTCTTGAAGGCTCGTACGAGACGCTGGAATTTATGGGTGATTCCGTTCTTGGATTTATCATTACGCGGTTTTTGTTTGAAAAGTTTCCAGAAGAGCAGGAGGGGTTTTTGACCAAGGCACGTACGAAACTCGTACGCGGTAAAACGCTGTGTGAAATCTCAAAGCGACTCGGACTCGACAAGTGGATTCTGATGGATGACAAAGGGATGCGTAACGGCTGGAACACCAACGAGAATATACTCGAGGATGTTTTCGAGGCGCTCGTCGGTGCCATCTACCTGGACATTGGGATGATTCACGCCAAGTCGTTTGTGTTTGCGGCGTTCGAACACGTTGATATGAATCTGACTGATGACAACTACAAAGACCAGCTCATGCGTTGGTGTCAAGCGAACAAGGTGCCGTTGCCCGATTACCAGGTTCGCGGTCAATACAACGGCACGTTTCATATCGAAGTTGTTGTGGATGGCGTTCCGTACGGTTCTGGATTTGCAACGACAAAAAAGCAGGCGGAACAGTTTGCAGCACAGATTGCACTCAAGACGACGGAACGATTTAAGAAATAATCTTCAGCTCACGGAACATTTGAGGTCCGATTATTACACCCAAAATAAGCGTAACTGAATAATATATAATTGACTCGTTGCGTGTCAATTTACGATCCTTGGGTGTAAGTGCCCAAAAGAGCAGAATTTGCAGTGCAAACAAGAGCGTCCACAGGTACTTCATTTAAACAGTATAAACATTTTATTTGAAGGATGCACCCTAGGGTGCAAGAGCTCTTGGCACAATCATACGCCGACCAGCGCAGTCAGGAGTGGCTCGATCTCCGTGGGAACCTGCTGACTGCGAGTGATTTGGCAACAGCCATCGGGCTCAACCCGTACGAAAAACCTGAAGGACTTTTGGCGAAAAAGTGCGGTGCGGCGCGCCCATGGGCCGGTAACGAAGCGACGGCGCACGGAACACGCCTCGAACCTATGGTTCGCGACTTGTACGACATGCGCCATGGTCAAATTTCACACGAGATTGGTCTCGTGCAACATCCGGTACACAAATTTCTCGGCGGAAGTCCCGACGGCATCACAGAATCTGGACGCCTTCTCGAAATCAAGTGCCCTTTGAGCCGTAAGATTAAACCCGAAGTTCCGGGGTACTACCTGCCCCAGATTCAGCTGCTCCTCGAGATTATGGACCTCGAGGTTTGTGATTTCGTCCAGTACAAGGAGGGCCCTCCCGAGGAGTTTGTCGTCGTCGAGGTTCCGCGTGACCGTGAGTGGTTTGCCAAGTACCTCCCGGTCATGAAGGAATTTTGGGACCGCGTACTCGCCATGCGCAAGAAGGGTATATGTGACGTTGAGCTCGACGAGATTACAATCGAGACTGCTCCGGTCGAGGAGTGTCAGGTTGAACTAATTTAGCTGACAGAAGCACGTGCGAATACATTCGGCGTAGGTGTCTTTCACTCGTTTGACCCCCTGGTATCCGTGAAGGGTTGCAAGCAGCCCGTCACGAATGTCACGTGCCTGTTGTCTCTCTTTATTCGCAATGGCAATAATCATACCCTGCATCTCGGGACTGAGTGCGTCCCAAGCCTTTTCAGCCTCGATCCATGCCGCTCCAGGGTCATCATCAGGCGACTTTCTGTCCTGGATCCATTGGATCATGTAATTGTACGTGGCTCTGCTGAGCGAATCACGTTCGAAGACGTACTCTACTTCACCGTTACGTAGGATTGCGAGTTCACCATCGATCGTGCTGAACTCGCTCATGGTATAAAAAAACCTGACATTTTTAAAATAAGAATGAAGCACCTCATCGGACGTGTCTCGGGTGTCAACTTCAAGTTCATTGACGAGATTGAGCCTCTGATGGAGGAGATTGCAGACAAGTGCAAACTGACTGTCGTCAGCAGGGCGTTCCACCAGTTTGAGCCTTTCGGTGTTACCGGCGTCCTCGTACTCTCAGAGTCTCATTTTTCGGTCCACACGTACCCTGAAAACAACACCGTGTACCTCGACATTTTCTGTTGTGCCGACCATTTCGATCCGGAAGAAGCGGGTCACATTATCCTGACGACGCTCAACGGAAAGAGTGCAGAGTGGCAGGTTGTAAACAGGTTCTAAAACATTGAGACGCGTGCAAATAAATGGCAGGGTTTCAAACCAAGACGTTTGAGAAGCACGATGATTACATGACGCCCAAGTCGGCATGGGAGGCTATCAAACAATTCATTCCAGAAAACAAGGTGGTGTGGGAACCGTTCTACGGCGACGGTCGTTCAGGTGAGATTCTACGCGAAATTGGGTTTGACGTCATCCACCAGGATGAGGATTTTTTCGAGAATAACCGAGGCGACATTATCGTCTCGAATCCACCATTCACGATGATTCCCAAGGTGCTCGAGCGACTCGTCGAACTCGGCAAGCCGTTCATCATCATCATGCCAGCCCCGAAGCTGTTCACGCAATACGTCCGAAAGCTGTTTTCGACCATCGACCCACAGCTTCAGATTATCATCCCACGTCGACGGATCCAATTTGTGAAACTCGTTGACGGTGAAGTACCCGAAGACTACAAGAGCAAGTGCAACTTCGACTGCTTCTACTATTGCTGGAAGATGAACCTCCCGCGTGACATTGTCTGGTTAGAGAACTGAAGAGGACTCGTCCTCTTCAATCTGGTGCGTTTTTAGGTACAGCTTGAAAACTCCAATAAGATGTTTAGGACCTTTATCAGCCATATCGAGTAGATGCTGGCGAAATTGTGCACGAGACAGCTCACGATATTCCTCGTTATGTGCATTCCATGCGTTCACCAAACAACATAGCTCGATATAATCTTTATAGATGTACATGTATGTATTTAAACACCTGAAACTTTAACTTTCATGTTATAGAGAACTGAAACTCATAGAAAGTATGGCGCACCGTCTGTACCAGGTCCTGCTCGAAAATCCCCGCGTCCCCATCGTCATTGCGACCGGCCCAGCCGGTACCGGAAAGACGATGATGGCGTGCCAAGCGGCGTCTCGCCACGCCAAAAATATCATCCTAACGCGTCCAGCCATTTCGGTCGACGAGCAACACGGCTTTTTGCCAGGTACGCTAGACAAGAAGATGGATCCGTGGGTCCGTCCCATGAAGGATTCGCTGTTTCCAAAGACGAAATTCGAGACGTGTCCTCTGGCGTACATGCGCGGTCGGACGTTTGACAACTCCTGGATCATCGCAGACGAAATGCAGAATTCGACGCCGAACCAGATGCGTATGGTCATGACCCGTCTGGGGAAGGATTCCAAGCTCGTGATCACGGGTGACACGGGTCAGCACGATCGCGGGTTTGAAAACAACGGACTCTTGGACTTGATGAAACGCCTCAAGGACTACCCCATCTTCGGTGTCGAGCACGTCGAGTTTTCTGAGGATGATATCAAGCGTCACGAGATTATCAAGGAGATTTTGCGTTTGTACGACTTTTAGGGCATTGGGACGAACCCATACGTGTTTTCAATCTTGAACCGGCCTCTCTTGTATGGCCACGTCACAAAGTAAACACCCGCCTCCGAATACGGATTCAGTGACACTTTAAACGTGTTTGCGCGCTTTGGGGGTGTCGTGTTTCTCGCAGTGAAACGACCACGGGTCACGAATCCCTTTGTACGAAGGTTGCGGTTGATTTGCACGTTAGCCTTTACGCGTCGGATAGCTTTTCTCCAGAG